CGCAGAGGCCTACCGCAAGGCAATGGAGGTGGTGCTACAGACCCGTCAGGATGCTATCGACGCCGACGTGTCCGGTGTAGGCATGGGCGATGAGGAGCGCGAGCGGGCCGACCGCCTAAATGGTGTCCGCCAGAAGTATGCCGAGGCCCGGCGCCAGCTGGAGCAGCAGCAGGAGGACAGTTCGCGGCGACTCAGCGAGGAGGCCTATCAGCAACGTCTGGCCGACCTCGCCGACTACCAGGTGCGCGAGCTGCAGATGGAGGTCGACGGATTCGAAGCGCGCCTGCAGGCCCAGAGCGACTACCGCAACGGCGCCAAGCGTGCCTGGGCGAATATCCAGGCCGATGCCGCCAACGTCGCCGGCGCCACAGACGACATGCTGACCACCGGCTTCAACTCGGCTCGGGATGCCGTGGCCGAGTTCGCGCTGACCGGGAAGGCCAACTTCAAGAGCTTCACCGTCAGCGTGCTCTCGGACATGGCCAGGATCGCCAGCCAGCAGGCGGCCAGCTCGTTGTTGAGCGGTGTGGTGAAAATGGGCATCTCCGTGGCCGGCGCCTACTTCGGCGGCGGCGCCGGCAACGGCATGGAAGCAGGCTCGGCGGGTGCGATCTCGTCAAACCTGGGCGCCTCCCAGGCCGGCTATTCCAGTGCCTACTTCCAGGCCCTGGGCGGGGCCTGGTCCGATGGCGTGCAGATGTTTGCCAAGGGCGGCGCGTTTACCAACAGCGTGTTGAATACCCCAACCGCCTTCGGCATGGCAGGCGGCGGCCTGGGCGTCATGGGTGAGGCCGGTCCCGAGGCGATCATGCCGCTGGCGCGCGGTCCGGACGGCTCGTTGGGCGTGCAGATGGTCGGCGGCGGGGGAGGAGGCGGGAGCACGGTCGTGCAGGTCAGCGCGCCTACCTATCTCACCGTCGAGGACCGCAGCAGCGAAGGCATGCACCTGGACGAAACGGCGCTGCAACAGAGCATGCAGTCGCAGATGCAGAGCGTGGCCGAGCGTGCCGTAGCCGACTCCTGGCGCCCAGGCGGCACCAGTTACCGTAACAGCATTGGGAGGCGCTGATGGCGATCCAGACATTCAAGTGGGCGCCAGATGACTCGGCGACCTGTGACAGCACGATGCGTACTCGCAAGTCGCAGTTTGGCGACGGCTACACCCAGGTCAGTGGCGACGGTCTGAACGGCGAGGAGGACAGCTGGGATCTGTCCTTCGGCGGCCTGGCCGAGGAAATCAAACCCATCCAAGACTTCATCCGGGCGCATGGCGGCATCCGGGCTTTCCTCTGGACGCCACCTGGTGGTGAGCTGGGCCTGTACCGTTGCGAGAAGCACCGCAAGCAGGCGCAGCCCGGCCAGGTCTTCCAGTTGACCGCGACTTTCGAAAGGGCCTATCACCCATGAGCTTGATCAGTCAGTTTCAAAAGCTCGAGCCTGGCGCCGAGATCATCCTGCTGGAGCTGGATGGCTCTGACTTCGGCGCCGACGTCCTTCGCTTCCACGGCCACGCCATACCACATACCGCCCAGGAGCTGGCTGCCGCTGGGGCGAATGCCGACAAGCTGCCGGCCAAGTCCCTCTGGTGGCAGGGCAAGGAGTACAGCGCCTGGCCGCTCGAGCTCAAGGGCATCGAGGCGAACTCTGATGGATCGGCAGTGCGGCCTACCCTGACCGTGGGCAACGTCAACGGCAGAGTAACGGCCCTGTGCCTGGCCTTCGATGACCTGCTCGAGTTCAAGCTGACCATGCGCCACACGCTGGCCCAGTACCTGGACGCGGCCAACTTTCCAGACGGCAATGCTACGGCCGACCCGAACGAGGAAGCGGTCGAGATCTGGTACATCGACCAGAAGGTATCGGAGAACGGCACGGCGGTTGGCTGGGAGCTTGCCAGCCCTGGAGACGTCGGGGGCGAAACGATCGGTCGGCAGATGACCCAGCTCTGCCACTGGGCCATGACCAACGGCTATCGGGGCCCGAACTGCGGGTACACCGGTCCCTACTACGACATGGATGGCAAGCCCACGGCAGATCCGGCCAAGGACCAGTGCAACGGCTGTCTCGACTCCGGGTGCACCGTGCGGTTTGGCCGAGGAAATCCGGTCCCCTTCGGCGGCTTCCCAGCCGTCTCCCTGATCGCGCGGAGTTGACCATGCACAAGCACATCCTCGCTGCCGTGCAGGCGCACGCTGCAGCCGAATACCCGCGCGAGGCCTGCGGGCTGATCGTGGCGGTAGGGAAGATCCATCGTTACATCGCCTGCGAGAACACCGCAGCTGAGCCGGGCGAGGAGTTTCGTATCTCGCCCGAGCAGTATGCCGACGCCGAAGACCAGGGCCAGGTGATCGGCATCGTGCACTCCCATCCCGACGCGACCAGCAGGCCATCCGCCCGTGACCTGGCGATGTGCGAAGCGACGGCGCTGCCCTGGCACATCCTGTCGTGGCCCGAGGGCGACTTGCGCACCATCGTTCCAACGGGCAACACCCCGTTGCTGGCCCGCCCGTTCGTGCACGGTGCCTGGGACTGCTGGCAGGCCTGCGCGGACTGGTACCAGCGCGAGTGGGGCCTGAAGTTCCCAGCCTACGCCCGCGAGGAGGGGTGGTGGGAAAAGGCCGATGGACCAAGCCTCTACGAGGAGGCCTACGAGGCGGCAGGGTTCTACCGGGTCGACCAGCCTACGCGTGGCGACATGATCGTCATGGCGGTGGGTCGGACGGCGCATCCGAACCATGCCGGGATCTACCTGGGCGACGACCCGCGGTTGCCTGGCGAGGAGTCTGCGGTGTTCGGGCCTGGTCCGTTCATGCTGCACCACCTGCTAGGCAGGCCGTCGGAGGTCATTGTGTTTGGCGGTCCCTGGCTCGAACGCACGCGGTTGATACTGCGCCACCAGGAAGCGAAACAAGCGGCCAAGTGATACCGCTCTAGGCTGGAGGCTGCGTTGAGTGCTCGTCACGCGGCGCCGTGATAGCCTCACCTCTACCAGGAGGAGGTATCACATGCGAATTATGGTTTGGGTTTTAGGCTGTGCGTTACTTACAGGCTGCGCATCAATGAATGAAAAGCGAGCTGACGGCCCTGCAAAGTCATTTACAAGTTATAAAAGCGTTGAGGATGTCTCTGAGTGCGTTCTGTTTGCTTGGCAAAATCAGTCGCTTATGGGCGCACATTATGGCGCGTCGATACAGCCTCTTGCAGGTGGAGGAAAGACGGTCATCAGCGCAGGTGAAATTGAATTTGCTGATTTTCGCAGCTCCAATAGTTCAACGGAAGTAAATCTATACTTCCAGTCAGGACTTATGGATTGGCGAAAAAACAAAAGAATCGAATCGGTAAATAGCTGTTTGTAAAAATGCCGCCTGCGGGTGGTTTATTGCCCGGAGAACTTATGGCTGAAGCTTCCATAAATTACACGCCCATGACTGCGATCATGCTTTCTGGATCGCTTGCTAAGAGGTTCGGTCGACTACATCATCGGGTGATCGAGTCTGGCTCTACCTGGGAGGCGTTCCAGGCACTCAAGGCTACCCTGCCTGGCTTTGAAGAGGAGATCAAAAGACTTGATCGACTCGGACTCAACTTCGCCATTTTTCGCAACAGAAAAAACGTTGGGCCTGATGCTTTTTCTCGATCGGGCACCCGTGAAGTAAGGGTTGTCCCAGTTGTTAGAGGTAGTAAGCGTGGTGGGGTCCTTCAGACAGTGATCGGCGTTGCCCTGATCGTGGCAGCTACGATCGCTACAGGAGGCCTGGGTGCAGCCTTTGCTGCTGGCGCTGGTGGGTGGGGCATTGCCGCATCTGTTGGTGCTTCTATGGTAATTGGTGGTGTTATTCAGCTGCTCAGCCCGCAGGCCAAAGGTCTTTCGATGAGTGCGGCGCCTGAAAATAAGCCGTCGTATGCTTTCGGTAGCGCACGAAATACAACCGCCAGCGGTAATCCAGTCCCAATTTGCATTGGAGAGCGTCGTTGGGGAGGTGCTGTAATTTCTGCCTCGATCGAAGCGCAAGACAAGGTCTAAGGCCAAACTAGCAAACCAACCGCCTCCGGGCGGTTTTTTTCTGCCCGGAGGAAAGTATGGGCGAAGTACCTCACCTGGAAATTACCGGCGCCAAGGGTGGCGAAAGCAAACCTAAGTCGCCTGTCGAGGCGCCTGACAGCTTGCAGTCCACCAACATCGCGAAACTCTTGCTGGCAGTAGGTGAGGGTGAATTCGAAGGTAAGCCAACAGACCGCGATATCTATCTGGACAATACGCCGATCATGGACGCCAGCGGCAACGTCAACTTCCCAGGGGTCAAGTGGGAGTGGCGGAGTGGCTCGGTCGAGCAGGGTTATATCCAGGGCATCCCAGCCGTGGAGAACGAGAACTCCGTGGGTGTCGAGCTGCGAAGCGACAGCCCATTTACCCGGGCCCTGAGCGACACCAAGCTCTCTGCTCTGCGGGTCCGGTTGTCCTGGCCACGCCTGCTCAGCCAGGACAGCAACGGCAATACCAACGGCTACCGCATCGAGTACGCCATTGATATCGCCACCGATGGCGGCGCTTACGTTGAGGCGCATCGTGGTGCGGTCGACGGCAAGTCCAACAACGGCTACCAGCGCTCGGTGCGCGTCAACCTTCCCAATGCGACCTCCGGGTGGATGCTGCGCGTGCGCCGGATCACGCCCAACGCCAACAAGGGCGCCATCGCCGATACGATGACCATCGCGGGTTACACCGAGATCATCGACGAGAAGCTCTGCTACCCGAACACCGCGTTGCTCTACATCGAGTTCGATGCGCAGCAGTTCCAGAACATCCCGGCCGTGACCGTAAAGTGCAAGGCCAAGCGCTGGCCGGTACCCAGCAACTATGACCCTATCGCCCGGACCTACACCGGCATTTGGGATGGCACATTCAAACAAGCCTGGACCAACAATCCGGCCTTCGTCACCTATGGTCTGTGCGTCGAGGACCGATTCGGCCTGGGCAAGCGCATCAAGCCGTGGATGGTCGACAAGTGGGAGATGTACCGAATCGCGCAGTATTGTGATCAGCGGGTGCCCGATGGCGTGGGCGGTACGGAGCCGCGGTTCCTGTGCGACATGAACCTGCAGGGCCGCTCGGAAGCCTGGGTGCTGCTGCGCGACCTGTCGGCCATCTACCGTGGCATGGTGTACTGGGCCCACGGCGCGCTGTTCATGCAGGCGGACATGCCGCGTTCCCAAGACATCGACTACGTCTTCACCCGCTCCAACGTGGTAGGCGGAGACTTCGTGTACGGCGGTGCCGAGCGGAGTTCGCACTACAGCCGCGCGCTGGTCAGCTACGACAACCCAGCCAACAACTACGAAACCGATGTCATCCCATCCACTGACGTCAGCCTGCAGCGTCGATTCCGCGACCGGCCAATCGAGATCTCTGCCATCGGCTGTACGCGAGCCAGCGAGGCCCAGCGCCGCGGTAAGTGGGCGCTGTTGAGCAACAGCCAGGATCGCACCGTCACGTTCAGGACTGGCATGGAGGGGCGTATCCCACTGCCAGGCTACGTGATCCCTGTGGCCGATGAGCTCGTAGCAGGCCGCCCAAACGGCGGGCGGATCTCCGCTGTTGCTGGGCTGGTCATCACGCTGGACCGCGACACGCCGATCAAGGCCGGCGACCGGCTGATCGTGAACCTGCCTAACGGTACCGCCCAGGCGCGCACAGTGAAATCGGTCAGCGGCCGCGCCGTCACTGTGACCACGGCCTACTCGACCCAGCCTGAACCGCAGCTGCAATGGTCGATTGACTACCAGGACCTGGCCGTTCAGCTTTTCCGTGTGCTGAGGACCATGCGCACCGATAAGGGCCAGTACGAGATCACCGCCCTCGAGTTCAACCCCAGCAAGTTCGCTGCGATCGACACCGGTGCCAAGCTCGACGAGCGGCCGATCAGCGTCATACCGGTGACCACCGTGCAGCCGCCGGCAAGCGTCACGCTGGCGTCGAGCTACATGATCGACCAAGGCATCGCCGTAAACACCATGACCATTTCGTGGGCGGCTGTTGCTGGCGCGGTGGCCTATGAGGTGGAGTGGCGCAAGGACAATGGCAATTGGGTTCGCCTGCAGCGCACCGGTGCGACGTCGATCGACGTGACTGGTATCTACGCCGGCGCCTACCTGGCGCAGGTGCGGGCGGTGAGCGCCTACGACATTTCGTCGACCTGGAAAAGCTCGGTGCTGACCCAGCTCAACGGCAAGCAAGGCCTGCCGCCCTCGATCACCAGCCTCACCGCTGAGAGCCTGCTGTTCGGCATCGGCCTGAAATGGACTTTCCCACCAGGTGCAGAAGACACCCAGCGCACTGAGCTGTGGTACAGCGAAGGCACGGACCTGGCCAAGGCCACCAAGCTGGCGGACCTGGCTTACCCGCAGGACAAGCACACGCTCCAGGGCC